CTAGTAACGGTGTTTGTTGGTTTTGTTGTAGACACACGTCGTTTCAACGACGAGTTCGACACAGGACCTTCAAGCAGCACAGATGGACTCCGTGATAGATAATCTACCACAGGGTCATCTGAGAGTAGAGATGCCCCCCATCGAACCAGAAGGAACTGCTCACGATAATATCGGAACATTGCTTCCTCCCGGGATGATGGGACGTCTCTCAACACATTAGGGTCTCAGAGCCGGTCAAACTCTGGTACTAATGGAACTGCATCGATAATTCCTTGTAGAATTTCTAAAGGAACTAACTCGATGAGCCGTAAGTATTCAGCATAGACCTCGGACGTGACCTTAATCATATAAGGATCAGACGGATTTCATTCCGAACGATCTGTAATGAATGTAGGTGACGTCCAGCCCAAGGCGGCTCCACCCCGAAATACAGTATGAATGGCATGGACAGAGTATCTTACGGTCTCAGTTGGGACCGATAGATACCGAGAAGGCTCAAGAGAGAATAATAATCCCTCGAAAGCCCCAGGGTATGCATACTCTGGGTCCATGCTCTCCAGAAGAGGTTCATGGATTATAATAAATCCAGGACCTCGAGTGTACGAGTCGGTACAAGCCCCAAATAAATGGGGTATGCCCGGCATGGTCTCTAGGAGATCGCGAAGCTCTTGAAGTTCGAACCGCTCTTCACGAACGTGAAGGCGGTCTCGATCAACTCGAGACTCGAGTACCCGGACTAACCCTAAAAAGGAGTTAGAACGGTCCACTCCCTGAGGCACACGCTCAAAATAATTTGATGCTCAAAAGCTAAAACATGATAGTCGTCGATCAGCAATATTAAGCGCTTTAGTGATGTTACTCATCATAGCACCTAAGAAAGCTCACCGAACAACTAAACGAAGTTCGGGGTCGACCACTAACGTCTCCTCCCGAATCCGACGCCCAAAACTAAACACCTCAATCCCCGCAATTAAAATTGCGGCTATTGGACTGAAGGTTAAAGACGGTAATCCTAACGCTTGAAGTCTCGAGCGATTAGGCCCGAAAAAGAGCGTCAGAAGAAGGGGAGAAATCTCATCAAGTTTTCCGGTTTGCCAGATTTTAGAAGCGGCTAAATACCGCTCCTGCGTCAAGCATAACCGGACTAACCGAGATAGTTTTAGCTCGTTTTGATCAAACGCCCAACCCCGGCGAACCATTCTTATGGCAAACTCGATCCGCTCTGAAACAGAACGGATTTTTGTTTCCTCTCGAAGGGAAATCGCGGAAAGGTTGGTATTGTTCAATCATGTTTGATTCGCAAACACGAAGAAACCGATCCCAGAAGGGATAGATTTCGACGTGGATAACCGAATATCAAACTGAGATGCCACTACTAGGTATATATTCGCTACAGCTTCGTTCGCAATACAGATATCATCACCCAGGATTACATAATCCCGGAACTGCCATGCTCTGTAACCACAGAGAATAGCAGAATGATGAACTAGTATATGATGAACAAAAGCTAGAGCGGATCAACTCGACAAGGCCCCTATCGGTTGGCCTCTCCCGTACTTAACAGTTAAGGGTAAAGATGATAAATCCAGCCCATGAAACTGTCGAGGTACTGAAAACTCTCGGTTAGAGATAAGGTTCTCTCAAGCAATTGCAAGAGGTTCCCCAAATCAAACACCAAAGAGAATACGGTACAATTCTCTCGGGATAAAGTCTGTTGCAGACTTTAAGTCGAAAGAAAACACGGGTAGCTGTCCTTGATGTACTCTTTTGGCAAACTCCGCGGTGACACCTTCTTGATCGAAGGTTGCATCACCGGAGAAGAGTTTAAGAGTATCAAAAAGGAACAAGTGGAGGGGGCGTAGCGCTCACTGAGTTCAATAATCCACGATGGCAAAAGTCCGGACTTTCGCAGCTGCCTCCACTTTGAAGGCGAGCTTAGAAAGTACAGGACGTAGCCATCGAGGTGAGTACTCGGCTCGGTAAAACAACTGCCCGGCAATATACCGGATAGATGATACCCGAGCGGCACTAGCCAGCTCCTCCTGAAGTTCTTG